GGCGATCGTGCTGTCGGCACCGCCGATCCCAGCCTCTTCCTCGATCTTCAGCAAGCCGCTGGCCAGGCTGTCGCCAAAGGCGGCCTCGACGTCCTCGATCAACCCCGCCAGGGCATTGTAGTCGTCGACCTGCGCCTTACGGTTCTCGGCCACCACGGCCGCCGCAGTACCCGCCTGCGCGATGAGCGCCGACGTCTGCTCCTGGGTGGTGGCCATGCCGTCGAGGTTGGCCGCGGCCTGCGCCGCAATCTTGGCCCGCAGCGCCTCGAGCTGGGCCGCGATGCTGCCGGTGCCATCGCCGAACACGATCGAGTTGATGTTCTGCAGCTCCTGGCTGAGCTTGGCGAGGGTGATCGAGCCGTCCTCGACCTCGCCGCTCGCCACCGTGCCGCCAAGCATCGTCTGCGAGGCCAGCACCGCCCAGTCCGAAACACCGCCATTGGCGAACCGCGAACGCACGCGCCAGCCCCAGGTGCCGGCGTGATAGTCGGTGATGAACACTTCCTGCTTCGTCGCCGGGTCCGGCGAGGCGGCGGCCTTCCAGATGCCGTCGCCATCCTCGTCGCGATAATGCGCATCGAAGCCGGTCGGATACTGGCCGGCCAGGATGTCCCAGCTGAAGAAGGCGCCGGTGATGTTATTCGAGCCGGTGCCCGAATAGGTCTCCCTCACCTTGAGGTTCACGGGCTTCGCCGAAAAGGTTGGCGCCGGCACAGTGATCTGGCTGTCGAAGGGGGGGATAGTGCCCGTGTCGGCATCGAGGATCGCCAGCGCATCGTCGACCAGCGTCAGCTTGGCCGAGACATCGTCCGACCCGGTGATGCTGCGGATGCGGAGCACCACCGACTCGGCACCGCTTTCCCCGGCCATGAACAGATCACCCGGCGAGGGCATATCGCCGACGCCGAGGGTGATGACCGTCTGGTCACCGGCGACTGTGACGGCAGTCTTCAGGAGCGTTGCGCCATCGGCCAGCCGAAAGCGCAGCTGATAGGTGTGGCCAGCGACCATGGTCAGCGGCTCGTCGAGCGTCACCACATTGCTGGCAACCGCCTTCACCCGGCCGCTGGCGAGGCCCCACATCGGCACGTCATGGGTGACCCGCACCCGGTCGCCGCGGGTGGCGACGATGTGCTCGAAGTCGGCATTGAGGCTGTAGACTTCGGGCCGCAGCTTGGCCTGGGCCAGCTGGTAGCGGCCGAGTTTCCAGATGGTCGTAGGATCGGTGACGCCGGGGAACTCAACCTGCTCGAACAGCGTGGCGTTCGTGGCATCATAACCGTCGTCGTAGACGATCAGCTCGTCTTCGGCATAGCCGGCGTTCTGGTTGACGAAGCGCACCCGCAGGGCGTGCGGGGTCTGCACATAGGCCCGCTGCCCGGAAAACCCCCAGCTGTTGCGCGGGGTAAAATGCTGCACGATCGGATCGTCGGCGACTTCCCACGCCACCGACCATTTTCCGTCGCGGAACAGCACCGTAGCCCGGCCTGCCGAAGCGATCGCCGTCAGCGTGTCGAAGACCGAGGCGCTCATATCGCGCACCATGTCGAAGTGGTAGCCATTGGCATCGCAGAACGACCACCAGGCCGCGAGCGTCGACAGGTCGACGCGGCTATCGGGCTGCGGCTTGGCATTTGCCGGGCCCTGCAGCACGTGCCGGAACAGGTCGGCCGGGTTGCGGCTCGTGGTGTCGGCGTGCCAGGCCGACCCGTGAAAGGCCACTACCCTCGACGAGCAGATGGCATTGAGGTTGTCGATCACGCCATTGAGCTGCGAGGTGGCCCGGATGCGGATCGCGGTCAGCGCCAGCGGCTTTGCAAAGGCAATCGGCGGGGTGTTCCGGAAGCCTCGCAGGGCCGTCCACACCACCTGCTCCTGCACCTGGTCGGAGCCGGTGTAGTCGGTGGAAGTCTTCTTGACCCGCACATCGTACTGGCCATTGGCGACAGCGAGCCTCAGGCCCTGCCGGATGGCGTCGGTCGACTTCGAGGTCAGGGTGAGGGTGCCGAGCAGCGTCCAGCTACCGGTACCGGTCGGGGCATATTCGGCGCGGATGCTGACGGTGTAGTTGGTCGAGTTGCCCGAGCTGTCGATATGAACGATGCCGCCCGGCGCCACGACATCGAGCGATATCTCGTCGATGCCGGTGTCGGTGGTGCGCGTCTGCCAGCCGGCGGCAGCGGTGAGGTCGATGGAGAGGTCGTCCTGCAGCACCTCGTTGGGGAACAGGGTAAGCGGGGCGTCGGCGTCGTAGCCATTGCGGGTCTCGACCTCGACGTCGTCGAAATCGGACAGCAGCGTCTCGCCGATCTTGATCGCACCGATGTCGAGCGGGCCATAGCCCCAGACGACGAGCATGCGCAGGTATTGATCGGCACCGGAGAACTCGGTGTAGGATTTTGCGCCGAGCTTGGGATAGACGCGGTTCGTGCCGAGGATCGACGGCACGACGCCGAACGGGTCGGCGACATTCTGGCCGCCCGAGATCGAATAGGTCTGCGAGGCGCTGTCGCTGGCAAGCTGCGACGGCGCCACCGGAAAGAGCGCGTTGATGAGCAACTGGCCGCCAATGGTGATGGCCGCGCCGATCAGCCCGGCGGCGCCGGCGACGCCGGGCAGCAGGATCGGCGCCAGCACCGGCGCGAGGAAGATCGCCGCCGCCGCGACCGCGATGCCGAGCACGCCCCTGAGGACACCACCGACATCACCGCCTTCGGCGACGGCCTTGATCAGCACCACGGTGCCCGGCTTCGGTCGCACCCTGCCCCACCACTCGGCCGGCACGTGCTGGCCATCGACATAGGTTTCCAAGCGGCTGCGCAGCCGGGTTGAGGCCCGGCCCCGCGCCTGCTCGACCAGGTCGGCCAGGGTCAGGCCGGCCGGCGCCGTGACCCGGTCGGCGTCGAGCTTCAGAGGGTGCAGCGCCAGGATCAGGGTTAGCCCTTCGCCGGGTGGCAGCAGTTCCAGCCTGTCGGTGATGGGCGCCAGGGCGTTCATATCAGTTCCCGGTGACGGTAGAGGCCGAGCAGCACCGGCGCATAGCGCTCGAGCCGCTCGATCACGCTGGTGCGGTGCGGCTGCACGTGCAGCAGCCGGTTCGGCTTGACGATCAGCCCGATGTGGAGGCCGCCCGCTATGCGCAACGCCACCCCATCGAAGGCCTGCTGCCGGTCGACTGGCACTTCCGCCCAGTCGCCCAGCTCACCGTGATAAAGCTGCTCGACCTCGCGCCGATCGGCGGCCGTCGCATAGCCATCGGCATAGGATGGCAGGGTAATGCCCGTGCCGGCGAAGAACGCGGCACGGAACAGCCCATAACAGTCATAGCCGGTCCGATCCCGGCCGCGATCCGCCCAGGGCAAGCCGACAAAACTCGAAAAATCCATCGGCTCAGAACATCCCCGGAAAGCCGGATGGCGTGAACGATCCGGCGGGATAGGGTTCGGTTGCGAGTGCGTTGACGGCGAGGTCGATCGAGACCTGCCCGGCATCGTAGCTCGCGTTGACCAGGTCGAAGTCCGGCCAGGCCACCTCGACCGTGTCAGGGTCGGAGGCGAGGACCAGCTCGACCGTCACCGTCGCCGGTGTCGAGACCGAGCGCAGCAGCGGGATCATGTCGCGGCTGACATTGTCGATCGTCAGCTTGATCGCCGGCGGCGTGCCGTCGCTGTCGTCGGGCAGCACCAGGCCGAGCGGCAGGAAGCTGTACGTGTCGCCGCGGCTGCTAGTGCCATAGACCAGCGGGTCGACCGACAGCCGCTCGGTCGGGTCACTCGAAAAGCGCAATGGCGTCTCGAGCAGCTCGTGCGTGACCGTGACGAGGAAGATCAGGATTTCGCCCGTCGCCTCGGCATTGGCGGCCGTCCGCAGCGTCAACGACACCGTCCGGCTCATGGCAGGATTTCCAGGGACAGGGTGACGTTGTAGCGATCGCCGCCGACATTGACCCAGCTCGGCAGGCTGTCGGCGAACCGTACCAGCCAGGTGCCACCACCCCGCGCCGCCGGCACAGTGAAGGGCAGCGTGCCCCTGGCGAGGTCGGACGCCACGAACGACGACAGGATATCGATCTGGGCCGAGGTCATCCGCATGGTGGCTGAGAACGGCCGGCCGAGCGCCGACGTGCGCGGCCGCAGCTTGCCGGGACCGGTGTCGGTCTGGCTCTTGAGCCGGCCGTCCGGAATGCCTTCCTGATTGCCGTCGACGCGGTAGTGCTGCGGCAGCGTGCCGGGCCAGCTGGCGGTCATCCTAGCGCCTCGTCAGCTGGCGCTTGAGGCCGAACTGCGTCCGCAGCGCCCGATCGGTGGCCGAGCCCGGCTTCACCTGCTGCGACAGCAACAGGTCGATGTTGATCGCGCCGTCCGCCCCGCGCGACACCTTGACGTTCGAGGCATCGATCGGCTGGCCGGTATTGTTGTGCACGTTGACGGTCACCTTCGGCGCGCCGCCACCGCCAGCGCCGAACACGCCCAGCCGGCCATTGCTGTCGCGGCCGATCGGGAAAATGCCCTCAGTCCCCGCCTCGCCGAATTGGCCGAGATTGGGCACCCCGCCCTTCGAAAACCGGAACATCGTCGGCGTGTCGATCAGCTGGTCGCTATAGCTGGCCAGGTCAGGCGAGCCATAGACACCGCCGAGAGCATTCTTCCCGATGCCGAGGCCCGACAGGATACTCCCGAGAATACCACCAGTGCCGCCGGGGGTTTGTGCGGCGCCACCGAAGATGTTGCCTAGAGGGCCCTCGCCGAGCAGGGCTGCCTGCAACACGGCCTGCTCAAGTGCTTTGGCGACGTCTCCAAGCGCGTCAGTCAGCGACTTCGACCCGTCGATCAGCCCTTCTATGCCCTGCTCGGCCGTCTGGGCGAAAAACGAGGCCGCCTGGTTCGCCTCATCGATCGCTTTCTTTTGGTCGTAGTACGCATCTGCCGCGGCGATGATCCCTGCCGCGCGCTTGTCCGACCGGTCGATGCCGGCCTGTTCGAGTGCCTTGTTCTCTTCCAGTTCCTTGTCGGTGGCCGTGAGGTTGGCAGTCTGGTTACGCAGCGCAGCGGTGACCTTGTCGATCTTGTCGGACTGGTCGAATTGGGCGGCATGGCCGCTCAAGTAGTCGCGAAGTTCCTGGGCGCGGTCGCCTATCGCCGTGTCATCGACGGCGGGCGGGGTCTTGCCGCTCCCCATCAGTTGATTGATGCGGTCCTGGTACTGGGCGGCCTGCTGGTAAAGCTGCTCTAGGTACCGCTTCTTGCCGGCGAGCTGCGACTGATTGAAGCCTTTGAGCGGCGACCAATCAGGCATGGCGTCGGTGGAGGTCTGCTGGCTCTTGATATCGGCATTGAGGTCGTGGATCTGGTTTTCCAGCATCACAAGCTGGTTTTGCAGCGGTGCAAGATGCACGCGGTCCCCGACCGCCTGGAACTGGTCGACAAGTGCGCCGACATTGACCGCCAACGCTGCCACCAAGTTCGCGGTGGAAACGAGCCCCGGCGCCAGGTCGAGGAGGGCAGCCTTGAACTGCACCTCGATGATCTTGGAGGCGATGTCGAATTTGTCTCCGAGGTCATCGGCTCTGCTGATGAGATCATCCGGCACAATGATGCCGATGTCGCGCGCCTGAGCCTGCATTGCGGCGATCTTCACGCGACCACCGTCAAAAGCATCGCCAAGCTTGAGCATGTCGGCGCCGAAGGTGGCGGCGATGATGCTGGCCTTCTTCGACGCATCGGCCTCCTGGTCGATGGCGTCGGCCACGAGACGAATTCTCTCCTCCTGCGAGGTGGCCGTCTGCAGCTGAGCGAGCAACTCCGGGTCGACTGCCCGCAACTGCGCGAGCATCTTGCCGGTTCCAGCCTGAGCCTGCCCTACGTTCTTGTTGAACGTTTCGAGCGCTCCCGAAACCTGATCGATCCCGATGCCGCTGAGTTGGGCCTGATAGGCAATGCCTTGAAAAAACTCGGCATCAATGCCTGCCGCCTTTGCCTCATCGTTGACTTTGGAGAAGCCCTCGAGGGCCGATTTCACTCCCTCCACGGCGCCCTCGAGGCTGAGAAACGCAGCAACCGGGCCAAGAACGCCGAGGGTAAGGGACCGGAAGAACTCCGTGCCCTTTTCCTTGCTCTGGTCGATTGTCCCAGCCAGGGCCGTCATGCCTGCGGACGCGGGCTTGCTGGAGGCCTCCAGCCGCTTGAGCGCGGCCTCACCCTCCTGGCCGAATTGAGCGAGAGCGCGTTTGGCGATATCGGCATCTTTTACCGCCAGCCGGATGCCAACTTCCTTAGTCTTTTCCGCCATCTTCTTCACCAGTGGTTCGGGGGCGTAGCGCGGCGACCAGGCCCCGCTCGCACGCAGCCAGGAGGTCTTCCGCAATTTCTTGGGGCGTTCCGGCGTCCGTCAGACGCTGGACCAGCCGCGACCAGTCAGCGCCAACGACGGTGCCCATTCCGCCGTAGAGGAGGCGCACCGGGCCGACCTTGAAGAGGCCCCACGCAGCCTGCCCGTCTGCGCTCAGCGGGGCGTTGTCGTTGTACGGGCAGTCTCTCGGGTGTGTCGTTGCGCAGGCCGCCTGAGCGGCCTTGCACCCGTCGCAATACTTAGGGCCATCGCCGAAGTGCCACTCAGCGATGGCCCTTAGCCGTTTCCCTCGGAATTGACCTGCTCGACCTGGTCGAAGTATCGCGCGCGGAAGTTCCGTGACACTTCCGCGTTTTCGAACAGATGGACGATCAGCGTCGGGTCGAATTCCAGCGGCGCGCCATCTTCATCGAGGACGTTCCGCCAGTCGTTTACCACCAGCTCAGCCGTGCTGATCAGTAGAAGCGAGTTGTAAAGACCCTGCGCATTGTTGGGGTCAGACAGGTCCGGCAAACCCTCAATCGATCCGCCAAGCCGGGTGACCGCAGTCCCCACCTGCTTGAGATCGACAAGCAATTGGCCGGCCGCGGCGATCGCTGAATAGACGATCACCGACGTCAGCGGCATGCACCAAAGAGCGGCGCCGTTGCCGACTTCAATCCACTGAGGCGACCTATCCCGTCTGAGGCGTAGCGCCATTTCTATGGTCCTTTGCGAATGGACAAGCGCCAGCTGGCGTCCCACATTCCCACGCGTGGAATGGAGGTCGACGTATGGCGCGGTGGTGGTTGCGGAAGCCGTCCTGGCGAAAGTCGCTGGCGGCGCGGACATCGCCGAAGCGTGCGCTTCGACGGGCGTTAGGGCTGAATGCGCCGCGCGGGTGGAGCTGGCTGACCAATCCAAAGCGCGCGGCCTACAATCGGGTCTATGGCCGCACCAGCGTCAGCTGGCGCAAGCTGTTCCGGCTGTTCTAGTAGCTCGCGACGTCATTGCGCAGCGTCGCCTGCAGCATATAGGTCGCGGTGGCATCGTAGGCGGCGCGCCAGTTGATGGTCGTCTGGATACCTGCGACCCCCGAAATCTGCGTCTTCGGCCGCTCGAAGAACACCCGCGGCAGCGCGAACTTGAGCTGCCAGTTTGCGGCCGAACGCAGCGTGAAGCTGAGTTCGATCGCCGCCGGCGTGCCGGCATCGAGCAGATCGTCGATGGTGTGATCGGTGCCGAGCCGGAGATCGAAGGAGCCGGTGAGGGTCCGGAGCCCTTCGTCAGCGCCGTCGATCATCATGTCGGACCGGATGGTCTGCACCGCCTCGAGGCTGCTCGAATAGGTCACCTGTGCACCGGTGACATTGGCGAGGGCCACCCCGCCGATCTTCACGGCACCGGTCGCGTTGTCAAAAGGCTTGTAGGCGACGACGATCGGCGCGGCATCGCGGGCGCCGGTCGTGTCCTTGACCTCGGACTGGCCGATCATCGGCACGGTGATCAGCGCCCGGCCGTTGCGCTGCATTGGGAACGAAAAGCCGCCGGCCTTGGCGCCGAGCACGGTGCGCCACTTCGGCGTCGTGAGCTTGGGGTGCCCGGTCTGCACCGTCCAGGTGGCGAGGTCCTTGGTCGAGTTCCAGGTGTGGGTATAGGTACCGTCGCCATTGTCGGTCGGGGTGCTCTCAGCGCCGAGCGCCATGCTGAGGTCCCAGCCGACGGCGCGGCTGCACATCGGGTGCACGATATCGCCCGACACATCGAAGGCGCCGACCGAGGGATCGCTGTCTTCCGGCGTTGCCTTGTTCCAGAGTTCATCCGCCTCGAGCGGCTGCGAGCCGGCGAGGCTCGACGACTTGGTCAACAGGCGATGATAGACGCCGCCGCCCGATCCGTCCGGGGCCGAGTAGGGCGTCCCCTCTTTGGCGACGAGCTGAATGACATCGACGCCACTGGCGCGAGGTTTGCTCATGAAGTGCTCCTTGGGAAGGTCTCAGCCGAGGCTGGAGGTGGACCAGTAGTCGAGTTCGATGGTGATCGAGGCCGACTTGCTGTTGGCCGCGCCGAAGAACTCGCGCGGGCTGTAGTCGGCCGGCTGCGGCCGGATATCGGTGACGAGATCGCCGAGACCGTCGCCGAGCATGGTGACGATGCGTGCCTGCAGGTCGACCAGCATGGCGTCGACCGCCGCGTCGCGCTCGGCCTCGCTGCCACCGCACACGGCCAGCATCAGGCTGGGGGATGCCGTGAACTCATAGACCGTGCCGTCCCGGCCATTGAGGAAGGCATCGGTCTGTTCCAGCCCGCCATCGTCGATGTTGGCGGCGGCGCCCTCGGCCTGCATGTCGACCAGCGGCACGTTGCGCGTGACCGCAACGCCATTGAGCGGCCCGATCGCCGCCGCCAACGCCAGAAGGACCTGTTCGCGCTTGGTGGTCATTCGGCGTTCCACTCATCGAGGATGTTGCTGACCAGCTGGTCGAGCGCCTTGGCATAGGCGCCCTCGGGATCGAGCTTCTTCTTGAGCTGGACGGCGGGCACGAGGAAGAACATCACCACGGAGGCGCTGCCCTTGCGGTAGCCGCCGGCCTTGGTCAGCAGCCGCTGGCCGGTGACCTTGCCGGTCTTCCCCACGCCGACATTGTCGACGACAAGCAGCGAGGCCTTGCCGCTGCGGTAGACGAAGCGGAGTTTTCCGTACTTCTCGTCGTTCCAGTTGCTGGGCGTCACCCGCTTGTTGGCAAAGCTCTTCGGGCATTCAGGCGACGGGATCGCCAGCCAGAAGCCCTTAGAGCTGCGGATCGTGGTCGCCTGCTCGAAGGCGAGGATGATGTGCGGCGCCTTGGAGTAGACGGTGCCGGCGACGCCGAGGCTGGTGCGCGGCAGGCGCGGATAGACGTTGGAGCGCCAGGTGTTGGCGAGGCGCTGCGAGCCGAAGGCCGCCATGATCTGGGCTCGCAGCTCACCCTTGAGCCAGATGACGGTCCTGTCGGTGCCGCGGCTCGCGGCCGCGGCGCCGCGATCGGCCTCCTCTTTCATCAGCTCGGGCAGGTTGCCGAAGACGGCCGCCTCGATCTGCAGCTTGAGGGCGGGCGGCATCAGGCCGGCTCGAGGCCGATCTCGATTTCGAGCCGGCCGTCACCCCATGGCCGGACCTCGAGCACCCGGTAGCTGCCGACGACATTGCCGGCGCCGTCGAGTTCGTCGAGCAGTGCGCCGCGACCGATATCGGGAAACAGTGCCGCGACACCGTGCGCGACATGCGTCCCTTGCCGAACGGTAGGGCCGCCGAAATCGGTATCGGTACTGCCGACCTCGACCCCATCGATCGCCGCGACGATGCGGCGCTTGCTGCCGGCAACCGGCGTGAAGTCCACATCGGCGAAGAGTGCCGCGGCGATGCCGGAGAGCGCCGCCGCGACAAGGTCGTGGCGCATCAGACGTTGGGCACCAGGCGGACGCGACAGGTCGCATCATTGGCCGCGGCTGCCTTGGTGGCATAGCCGATCTTCTTGTTGCTGCTGGCGGTCTTGGTGACGGTCTTGCCGGTGTCGTCCCAGTAGATCAGGTCGCCGACCGCGACGGCCGCATTGACGCCGTAGGTCAGGTCGAAGACGCCGGTGACCTTGATGGCGATCGTGTCGCCCGAGACGCCGGATTTGCTGGCGACGCCGAACAAGCTGCCGACGAGGAGGCAGGCGCCGGAGACGATGGTGGCGGCCAGCGTCACGTCGATGCTGCCGCCTTCCTGCACGAAATTCTTCATGGGATGCTCCCGAGGGGTGAATTGGGTTCAAGCTGCCAGAAACGAAGAGGCGCCCGGGACGGGGCGCCTCATTCGAAGGTTGCTACGGAACTTGGTTGGCTTACTGGCCTTTGTAGAAGCCGCGGAAATCGAGCGGGTTGACGCCCGCATCCATCCGAATCTTCAGCTCGGTGCCGTCGATGTTCCAGCCGTTCTGGCTTTCGACCACCGGCTCCTGGATGCCGTCGAGGTAGGTCACCTCGAGCGTGTCCCACTGGCTGGGATCGGCGGCGAAGTACCAGGTGTTCGCCGTGATGCGCTGATCGGTGATCGGCGTCACGAGGTTCTGCACCGTGTTGATGACGCCGGCGGTCTTGGTGTTGTCGACCGAGCCAGTCGACTGCAGCAGCTGCTTGGCGGTGAACTGGTAGCTCGACGACAGGAAGTATTTCGGCGCGATGTTGAGCGCGACGGCGTTCTTGTCGTTGTCCTGCTGCTTGCCCATGGCGATGACGGCCGCCTGCCAGGTCGCTTCGGACGGCGCTGCCAGCGCGCCAGCCAGGTTGCCGTGGTTCGCATGGAAGAATGCGACGGTGTCCGACCAGGCCGGCGGCGAGTTGACGAAGGCGTAGACGAGGTTGCCGATGGTGCGCTTGGCGGCGCGGCCCATCTTGACCGGCAGCGACCCGAGCAGGCTCAGGTCGTCGTTGATGATCGCCTGCCGGTTGATGCCGATCATCTTGCCGTAGGTCGCGATGACGACCGTCACGCCGCGATCGCCGATCTTGGCATAGCTGTATTCGCCGCTCTCAGTGAGCTGCGAAAGCGCGGGGAACAGGCCGAGATCGACACGGCTGATCGGCTTGAAGTCGGAGGCCGAACCGACCGACGTCCACAGCTGAAAGGTCTCTTCGGCCTCCTGGAAACCCTTGAGCGCCGACTTGTGAGCGACGTTCTGCAGGATGTAGGCAAAGTCCGAGGTCGAGGCGAGGCCCGCGCCGGCCATCGTGAAGGCGGTCCCGACCATCAGCATGCGGTCCATCCGGCGCACGTCGTGCGCGCTGCGGCCGCCGCCGAGCATCACTGCCTCGCGGGCCAACTCCACAAGGCTCATGCCCGAGAACTCGTTGCGCTGCCCTTCCTTGTGACCAGTCTTGGCCATCAGCCCGAGCACCGCACCGGCGCGGAATTTGTCGCGGGCATCCTCGGTCACCTGATGGGTGCCGTTCGGCGCCCGGCCGCCGCTGGCCGACATTTCGGCGACGCGATCGATGATGGCGGCGAAAGCGGCTTCGCGGTTCGCCGCGGTGGCAACGATCGTGTTGGTGTCGAGCAGCGTGATGCCGGCCGTGGCGGCGCGGCCATAGACCTCGCGGATGTCGGCCACGGTCATCGTGGCGGCCGGCGCGGGCGTGACAGGCGTCGGGGTCGGCAGGCCAACGAGTTCGGCGACCTTGCCGCGAAGCGTCGTCTTGGCGGCATCCATCGTGGTCGCGCCGGCGAACAGCGTCTCGATCGCCTTGACGTCGAGGCCGATGCCCGCCGCCTGGTTGCACATGATCGTCACGTCTTCCGCGGGCGCCTTGAGCCGCGCGGCCATCAAAGCAATGAGCTCAGCGAGCGTCATGCCATTCTCCTTGGGTTGCGCGGCGGGTGCCGCCTTGGGCTGAAACATCGTGGCGTTGGCGACGGCCAGGTCGACCAGCGACGTCGGCGAGTTCCGGTAGAGCCGGAAATCGTAGAGGGAGGTGGAGGCCGATACGGTCGGCGCCGCCTCGTCGGCGAAGCCGGCGGCGACGGCCTCCTGGGCGTCGTACCAGGTCTCGGCCTGCATGATCGCCCGGGCGGCTTCCGGCGTGATGCCGGCGCGCGCGGCATAGATCGCCGCGACCGTATCGGCCAGCCGGTTGAGCTGGTCGGCGGCGTTTTGGTGGTCTTCAGCGTTCCCGCCGATGGCGACCATCGGATCGTGGATCATCATCAACGAGCCGACGTTCATGATGATGGTATCGCCAGCCATGGCGATGAGGCTGCCCGCAGACAGGGCCACACCGTCGACGACGATCGTCACCTTGCCGGGATAAGCCTTGAGGGCGTTGTAGATGGCGATGCCTTCGGGGGTGAAGCCGCCGGGAGAATTGAGCCGCACGACGATATCGCCACTCAGCTGGGTCAGCGCCAGGATGACATCGACGGCAGCAAAGTAATCGACGTCCCAGTCGATCTCGCCGACCGTGCCATAGAGCACCAGCTCGCCGTTGATGATCAGCGGGTTCATTCAGGCCTCGTTGTGCTTGAGTGACTTAGGGCGTCGCCCGGATCGTCTCGGCGGCGCCGGCAACGCTCGGATTGTTGACGTCGACATTGGTGTCGAAGCGCAGGCCGAGGTCCTTCTCGCGCTTCAGTTCTTCGGCGCGTTCCTTGTCGATCGTCTCGGGATCGTAGCCCTGCCCTCGCAGCCAGCCTGTGCGGGTGCCGAGACCGTCGCGTGCCGCCTGCGCCGCAGCCTTCAGCTCGCTCGATGGGTCGATCATTTCGCGGCGCGGCGGCGTCCAGCCGATGCTGGCATTGGCCGGGACATTGGCGACGAGCCGCAGCCCGTCCAGGATCCATTGCCCGATCTTGTCGCAAAGTTGCGGGAGGACCATTTCCTCGGTCCAGCTGGCGATGTTGCGCTGGAATTCGAGCCAGCCCATGCGGCCGGAGGAGAAGTTGACGTTGCTCAGGTCGCCGGTGAGCGCCTCATAGGTCATGCCGAGCCCGACGGCGATATCGCGGGCGTTGACGCGAAAGAACGCCTCGAGATCGGACACCACGGGCGGCGCGCCGAAGGTCACGCTTTCGCCGGGTCCCAGCCGCTCGATCATCCCCGGTTCGACCGTTTCGAGCGGCGTTCCGGCGCGGGTCGAGCCCTGGTCGGTCGGCGCACCTGCCGCGTCGACCTTGGTCACGAACGCGGCGAAGCAGGCGGCGATCTTCTGGCGGAGGATATAGGCATCCTTGGTGTCTTCGAAGTCGCCGAGCCGCACGATCACCGGTGCGATCCAGCTGACCCCGTGCGCCTGGCCGGGACGATCGATGCGAAACAGGTGCACCACGTCCTCGGCCGGGTAGCGCGTGCTGGTGAGCTGCGGCGCAAAGTACTGGTTTATGGCGCCGGGATGGTTGTCATAGAGGGTGTAGGCGACGACGCGGCCATTGATGTCGTACTCGATGCCGTCGATCGCCGTGTTGCCGTTGGCGAGCCGGCCATTGAGGCGAATGTCGAAGTGGTCCGCCTCGAGCACCGCGATCTGGAACGGCAGCGGCAGGCCTTCGGCGGCGCGAGCACGGCGCCGCACCATCACCGCCTCGCCGTCGCGCACCGCGGCCCGGAAGGCGAGTTTCTGCAGGCCGTAGAGGGTCTGCCTACCGGTGACGTCGATCATGCGCGTGTCGCAGTGCGCATTGACGATCGCCTGCAAGCCGTCGCGCCGACCGCCCTTGACGCCGCCGACGCTCGGGATGATGCCGGCGCCGACGACGTTGCTGGCGAGCACCGAAAAGCCGCGCGAGGCGAGCGGGTTGTTGCGTTCGAGGTCGCGGGCGGCAAAGCGCAGCCGGGCGGCGCCGGAGTAGACCGCGGCATTCGCGTCACCGGGCCGATAGCGGCGGCTCGCATTGCGGTGCGAGCCCGAAGCGCCATCGTATGCCGAGTCCAGCATCTGGGCCCTCGCCCGGTTCGCGAGGCGCGCAGCACCTCGCTCCGGGGAGACCCAGAGGATCGCCCGGTCCAGCCAGTTGGCGTGCACCATGATGGTTCAGAAACCTCTGTCGAACCGCGCCACCGAGCGCGTCTGCGTCGAGGCCGGATTGACCTCACGCTCCATGTCGGCGAGCAGCTTCCGCATGTCGTCGACCGACTGATACTCGATCTCACCCGAGACGTAGCGAACGCGCTTGGTGCCCCTGGCCATGGCGGACTTCAGGGCATCGATGTCAGTCTGCGACCAGGGCATGAGCTCGGTTCCCTTAAAGACTAAAGGCCCGCTTAGCCGGGCCTTCTTTTTAGGATATGTGGTGCGCGATCGGCCGTGAGCAGATCGTTTGGACCATCACGGGGAGGGAATGGCCGCATGCTCCAAATGTTCAATTTCGACGACTACCGGATCGATCTTTCGCTCAGTTGATCCACCTATTGGCAAAAGGAACTCCGTCAACCTGAGAAGCAGAACGCTTTCAACACGTCTCCGTCGAGCGGCTACAACCAAAAATATTGGCCCACCGAAGCCCACGAACAGTTTAACTTCGCAGATCGCGTACTGATATACGTTGTCACCAGTCAATTGCGTCCAATGAATTCTTACTTCATGAAGCAACCCAGGTGCCTGCGGAATCTCTCGTTTATCGTTCTCGGATACCTCTTCACCGCCAACGTAGTATTCAGCGAAATTTCCAGTCAGAATTACATTTTCCAGCAGCGGCTCGAACGGTTCTGTCTCATGAAAATATAACATTCCATGAGCTATTTTGGCCGCAAGCCTCATGTGATTTACCGGGTCTATTTTCACACGAAAGCGACCGCTTACGCGTTTGGCCGCTTTCACCAGCCCACTAATGTTGGCAATTTTCAAACGAAAATTGGAAATGCCTGCCATGGGGTCGCGCCCGGCCAGAAGGCCCGGCAACTCAAATATCCAGCTGACCAGCACAGCAGGCATCTCATGAAAGTCGACATGGCGCTTTCTCTCGACGCCGTCCTCGTCCGGCACCCATATTTCCATCTTCTTCGGACCGCGCTTTGTCCTCGACTGGACATTCAAACGGCGGCGAAAGCCAAAGAACGATGAGTACGCAATATCGTTTTCGAAGCCGCGTGTTATCTTGGAACAACGGCCACAGCTAGACTGCGGCAGTACATAGGCCCCCGCCATAAAATACGGAATGATATGCTCATCTGAGAGATTTGCGCGGGCCCCGCAATAGATACAGAACCCCTGTGCCTTGCCGTAGTGCGTCTGTAAAGGACGAAGATACTCTTGGACTGCTTTCTCGCTCATCGCCCAAGAATAGACGCTTGCTGCGAAATTTCCAAGGCGGCGGAACGCTACCTCACGTCTAGCCCCCATACGGCGACGGTCGAAGCACCGTCGCCGGCATAGTTGTCGTTGCCGGAGGCATCGGCCATGCGGAAGTACAGATAGGGATTTGCGGCCATGCCTGCCGCCATCGTCAAAGTAAGGGCGATCTTCCACCAACTGCCAACCGCCGTGATCGTCCGCGCCCCGACCGTGAAGCCCGTGCCACCGGACGAATAGATTTCGGCGCCGGTCCCGAGGTTGACCGCCAGTCGACCGTCCGTGAAGGTATCGGAGCGCTGCACCATGAGCATTATGTTGCGGGAGCCAACCCCTCGCTTGGCATAGAAGGTGAAGGTCTTGGTGGTGCTCGCGAGGGCAAGGGTCAGCTGCTTATAGGAGTCGTGGCTGTTGGTGCTGCCATCCTCCTTGAGCGTTGCGGCCGGGCTGGCGAAGTTCGGCGAGAGCATCGACCACGGCGTGTGAGCCGCCTGTTGGCCAGACCAGCCGTCCAACAGCATGTAGGACGTGTATAGGCCACCGCTCGGATACTCCGTCGCCAACTCCGCAGGGTCTGACGTCGGCAGGCCGGAGGCTGCATAGTCGAAACCGCAGCCGGCGATCAGGGCGACGTTGCCCGCGTTGCTTTCGTGGATGAGCGAGCCGTCACCCTCGGCCACACAATAGGTCGCGTTGACCCAGATATGCCCCGCCGTCTCGGCCACGATGGCAGGGTCGAACACGCCGAGGAACCCGCTCGGCACAGATCGCGCCAGCGCGTTGAACGCCTGCCGATACGTATCGTTAGCCGATAGGTTGACGTTGCCGCCGATTGTCCATGGATCAAGGGTCTTGACCACGGCAGGCACGCCGACCGCCGTGCGGACGGTCTGCACATCCTCCATGGCTTGGGCGCCAGTGCGACCGTTGGCGATCGTGTCGTTCACGCCAAAGCCGATGAAGAACCGGCTCGACCGCCGGGCTATCGCCGTACGTCGAGCCGATTTCGTGCTGTCGGCCCATTCCGCGGCCATCCCGCCGGGCGTTGCGAGATTGTGGTACGCGGCGCGCCGGCCGACCAGTCGGGCAATCTGACCGGTATGCCCGAGCACGTCGAAAGGGGCGTCTCGGAGCGCGCTATCGCGGCTGTCCGAGCCGATGGCCACCGTCTCGCGGGTGGTATTGGCCTCGATCGAGACCGGGAAATACCCGTCGCGGGTTCCCTGATAAGTGTCGCTGAAGGCGGTGGTCGTGCCAGTCAGGTCGGTGACGGCCGCGCCATATTGAAAAATGTCGCCGGCGAGATAGTCGCAGGCGTACTGGCTATAGATCACCCCGGCGCCGAAATTGCCCCAGAAGCGGACCAGGGCGCTCGTGTAGCGAAGGATGTTGATGGCCGGGTTGACGAAATCGAGTTCGCCACCATCCGCCGCGCTTGCCGTGTCCGATCCGTCGGCGTGGGCGTAGAGGCGGGTGAGCTGCAGGACGCCCGATCGGTCCCAGTAAAGTATTGAGCCGCGCGCCGTCGCGCTCGCGCCGGGTAGGTGTTCACCGTCGGCCGCCGGATCGGCCCGGTAGTTCGGCCACCGGATGCGAAAAGACCCATCCTTCACATCGTCCATGAAGGTGTGGCGGGTTTGTGCCATGACCTGCTTATTGGTCGACCCCGCCGACTGATACGCCAGGCGAGTCCGGCCCGCGACGGCTCCGAACCGCTTCGCGGTCTGGGCTAGGCCGACGCTGCGCCGATGCGGCAGAGCGAGGCTCAATTCTGGAACACCTCGAGCACGGCTGTCAGCTTCTTTCCGGTTCCCGAGGTGATCGCCGATCGCGCCTCGAACACCAGGAAGATGTTCTGGGTACCCGGCGCCGGATCGAAGGTAAGTTCGGAACCGCGGCTGGGGACGTCCTCGCCCTTGACGAAATCCGAAAAGGTCAGGTCGAGGGTGACATCGACATAGCCGATGTGGTCGCTCTCGGTGAGACCGCCGGCGAAGGCGCCACCATTGCCGTTGGCGAAGGTCGGCGCGTTCTTGAAGGCGTGTACCCTGACGATCTTGCCGGCAAGGCCGGAGATATCGTCACTCTTGAGCCGCACTCGACGGATGTGGCCGGTCTTGTCGGCCAGGCGGGCAGCTGCAACCGGAATGGCCGAACAGCTCGCAGCTGTCGCGCTCTGGGCAATAATCTGACCCACCGAGTAGCTGATCGTCGAGGGCACCGTGAGCGCCGGCGCGCCGATCGGCCCCGCATTGCCCTGCACTTCCATTGACCTATCTCCCCAGGTAGCCGCGCCGGCGACCGCCCAGCCAGCTCTGGCGGGTCTGCGTCGAGGCTGGCGGTTGTTCGGCAGGCGGTTCTGGTGCCGGCTGAGGCGGGACGAAGTCCTCGCGGCGGACGGCGTTGACGTTGGTTTCGACCGGTGCGGCCCAGTCGACCGGATTGTCCCAGTCGATCTTTTCGCCGCCCTTCACGATGACGATGGCCTTGCCATAGACGGCCAGGTCGAGGGCTTCGTTGCGGACCACGCCGGGCCGCTTCTCCCAGCCCTTGTCGGTGCGGCGCTCGGCCGCCAGTTCTTCGAAGACCTGCTTCGGCAGCCGGTCGAGCACGTTGTAGGAACCGTTCCCCAACTCGTCGCGGGTCAGCGCGGCGCTGATCTCATCCTTGAGCGCGTCAGTACCTACCCAAATCAGCGGCACGTCGAGCTGGGTCTTGCGCCCGTTCTCCGTCGATTTTTCCGGGTGCCCGACATACGCCCGCCGCTGCGCCTCGACGAGGCCGGTCTTGACGTGGTTGCCGCGCATCAGCAGCAGCCGATGACCGAGGCCCTTGGCCCTAGCCCGGCGCCAGAAGGCGTAGGCGTTCGAGGTGACGCCCGGGGCGCCGGCGCTATCCACGCCGACGAAGGCCGGCGCCAGGTCGTAGCCCGTGCCCTCGACGTGGTAGCGGCGCTCGAGCAGCGGAAACAGCAGGTCCCAGTCCTTGGCGTAGCGGGCCGGATCGAGCATGCGTTCACTGGCATCGGCTGGCACAAAGATTTCGAAACGATCAACCAGCGTCCGCTCGAGGAATGGTCCCCACGCATCCGCCTGGCAGACGAACCGGTTTGACTGCACGTCGGCCTGCACGGTGATGAACCGCGTGTTCGCCGGCACCCCGGACCCCGGCTGTTTGACAGCCCGCTTCCGCAGCTCGGTCTCGGTCATCAGCGAGGCGGTCCCCATGGCGCGCGGCCGATACGCGTCGCCCTGGTCGACGTTGACGGTCACCTGAAGCGCCTTTTCGTCGCCGGTGACGCGGTAGCTCTGTTCGGCGGCGACATAGGCCGCGACCAGCTTCGGCCAGGTCTGGAACGACGCGGCCGGGCCGAACATCCAGTAGCTGGCAAGGCTCGACCGGCGCACATTGCCGTCGATCGTCGTCAGCCCAACCAGGTCGCCACCCAGCCCCTCATCCGCCGCTTCATGCAGCCAGATCGAGGCGGCCAGCAGCTCGCTCTTGAGTTCGGGCGGCGTCGGGTAGTCGCAGCGCGGGCAGTGCAGCCGCGCCTGCTCGCCCGCCTCGGTCGCGGGCGCATCGGGAGGATAGCGCAGCAGGCCGAACTTCGGTTCGTAGTACCGGCCGCAATGCGGGCACGGCCAGTAGAGGCGCGCCCGCGTCCCCTGCGAATAGAGGCTCAGAATGCCGGTAGTCGGCGGCGGCTCATGCGGCGTCGCCGGCTTCCACTGGTCGTCGAGGATCGGACGGCCGGGCGAGCTTTCTGCCATCACCTTGGCCACCGAGCCCGCCGTCTCGATGCGCTTTCGGCCGAGGGCGAAGGGCTCGCCTTCGCCGTCGACGTCCTCCGGCATCCGGTCGTAGTCGGTGAACAGCACGTCGGAAAGGGTCGCGGCCGAGAGCTGGGCGATCACCGGCCACGCGATCGTCAGCCGCATGCCGCCCATGAACTGCTTGTCGAAGATGTTGTCGGCCCGGCGGTTCTCAACCAGTCGGGCCCGGATCGCCGGCGAGTTGCGCAGCATCTTGTCGACGGTCGAGAGCGAGAACTCGCGCGCCGTGTCGCGGCTCATGTGCACGACGCGGAGATCGCGCGGGTTGGTCATCACCCGATGCACGATGGTGTTGACCACCAGGGCGTCGGTTTTGATGGTGCGCGCCGGGCCGACGAAGATCACGCCCTGGAAGCGGCGCGAGGTCATCTGTTCGGCCGGCTCGACCAGCTGCGGCGCCACGTCGTTGCGCCATGGGCCGCGATAGCCCGGCGCATCGACAATGCGGTGGCGGGCGGCGGCCTCAGGCACCGTGACACGCTGCGACGGCGCCACCGCCGGCAAGGCGTCGAGCACGCAATCGAGCGCCGACGCGAAAGGCGGCAGGCGGCCGCGGTCGCGTCGATAGTCCGGCTCTCTGGGGCGGCTCACTCGGCAGCCTGTTTCAGCTCGTCGCGGCCGGCGAGTTCGGAGGCGCGGTGTTCCATCTCGGCCAGCGTCCCGTCGCAGAGCCGCGTCGCCAGGTCGACAGCCTTGCCGGAAAGGCCGAGTTCGCGCTCGAACCGGTCCGGCAGCGCGGTCAGGCTCTCCTTCACCAGCTTGAAGACGTCCTCGAACGCGGTGACGACATCGCTGCGGCGCACCAGGTCGCCGCGCTGCAGGGCAGCGAGCATGAAGCTCCGCTCGGCGTCGTATGCTTCCTGCCGCTGCTTCGGCGACAGCTGCCGCTCTTCGTCGAGGACATCATTGCCGCCGATCAGCGCCAGGCGCATCTGCTGCACGGCCTGCTGCGCCTTGCCCTTGCGGTCGGCGTCTTCCTTCTCGCGGGCCTTGAGCCACTCCCAGCAGGCCGAGAGCTGGAATTCCCACGCGCGCCCGTTGGTCCCCTCGACGAGGAAGGGCATGCCGTCCGCGATGTAGCGGTCGAGCGTCGGCTCGGACTTGTTCAGCGCCTGCGCGAGTTCGCCGCGGTTGAGGACGGCGTCATCCACGCCCGCCGGCAGGCCGGTGAGGATGGTTTCCATCTTTGCCTCGGGAACAACAACATCAACCAAAAAGCCAGCTTCGGCGCGGGCCAAAAAGTCCCGCCCCCAGCGCCTCGACGTCCCGCATACGATTTGGGGTGGGCGAAGGACCCAAAGGGTGGTTCGGCGGGTCCGGGCGGCCGGGCTGACCCTGCCTTTTCGCAATGTTGCGGAAGGTCGAGACGGTCGCGTCGCTCGCGGGGCCAACCTCGATTGTCTAGCGCCGACGACCGCCTCACCATATGCAAAGCGCGCCGCTGAGGATCAGCCGCGCGCTTGGACATGCTTCGCCATCTGCGGCGCTCGTGGTGTCGGCGCCTGGGTCGCTCCGCTGCTCGGGCTCGTAAGCCTGCGGTCGGTCTCGGCACGGGTTCGTGCCTGTCGAGCGATCATCCTGATTTCGAGTGCTACGCTGCTTTGCCTAAGATCGCAAGAGGCAGACGCATCGTGATCAACCGGCCAAGCATCGGCGCCTCGAACTCCGCCAGATCACCGTCGATGCGCTTCACCGTCACAGTCCACCCCATGAGCGAACCGGACATCACTTCAACCCGGTCACCAGCCTTGAACTCCCTGCCCGTGCGCATGAACCGCTGCGCATTGTCTACGGTCCAAGTCGAGGTGCCGAGGAACTTGACGAATTGGATCAGGTCAAAGCGCGACATCTGCTCATAACCACCACCGTCGCTGGCCACTGAGTGCACGAAAGAGAAACGACGAAGGTCATCGAAGCCCATCGGGTCATCGTGCCCGAAGCCGAGGATGATGTAGCGCGACATCAGCGCGAACTCGCGCTCGCTTTTGCGGCGCGCATATCGGTTGGCCAGCCGCCAGCATCGCACCACCGGCACGATGGCCTGGTGCCCATGGTTGCGCATCAGTTCGGCTACCATCGTTTCGCGTCCGCTCGGCACCTGCACCAAGTACCAGCGGTGCTCGAATATCGCCATCAGATCAGGGAGCGGCGGCTGCTCGAACTGCCGCCGCCGACTTTCCGTCGTCCTGCCCACCGGCACGACAGTCGGCCTAACCTCTTCTTCAACCATTTCCATTGCCCCAATTACCTTTGAGAGGTTTGAAAGACCCTCACTGAGAGGGTTTCAAACAGTGGAAAAGCACTGAGAGAACAGTGCTTTGCATAAGGTAGCCGAGGGGTTTGAGAGGGCGCTCCACACATGATGTGGATCACCTTCGACAAACCGATCGGTGGGATGTGGGTTGAGGCCCCCGCACCCCTCGAAAACACATTTACACGCGCGAGACCCTCTCGAACCTCACACTTTTCGCATAACACATTGATTTTGCTATTGAACACGCGCTGAGGATCGCGCATTCAACCCTCGCATAACTCTCTCGAACCTCCCTGTCGCGCGCGTCAGCGCGAGGGAGGTTCGAGACTTCCGTTTCTCTGTTTCCGTGGGAGGGGTGCGGGGCACGCGAGCGCGAAAAACGGCCGCTGCGCTATGCGACAGGCGTCAGCGAGCTAGCCCGTATCGCCGTCCGAGCCCGGCGGATCGTATTTCGGGTTCGGGTTGAGCCGAACGTCGAGGTAGTAGTAGACCGCCCCGGTCTTCTTCTCGTAGCCGAGGGTCGTCAGGCGATCGCCGAAGCTGCGCTGAGAGGCAGGCCGCAGGCCGTTTACCTCACACCAGTCGGTATAGCTCTTGTAGAGCACGCCGGCCTGCACCTTGGCCTTCGCCTCGCGAACGATCATCGCCTCGCAAAAACCCTCGACATTGTCGCGCTCGCGCCGATATCCCTCGGTGAAGGCACGCACCTTGGGCGGCACGAAATGCATCAGCCCGTGCTTGAGATAGAGCAGTGCGCCCTCGATCAGCCAGTTGAGGATGCCGGACCGCTCGGCCTCGAACCGCGCCAGCATCTCGGGAAACTCGACCCGGTCCGGATCGTCTTCCTTGATCGTCTGCTCCCACGGCACGATCAGAACGCGGCGCCAGATGCCGTTATCGGCGCCGGTGATGGTCGGCTTGGTGTTGCCCGATAGCACGGCGACGAAGATCGGCTGGAACTCGAAAATGTCCTTTTGCAGGAAGCGCGCCGTCATGCGACCGCCGCCCGAAAAGGCCTTCACCAAGTCCTCGCGCAGCGGCGTATTCTTCGGCAGTTCCTCGACCAGCACCAGGCGCGTATTGAACAGCCGGGCGATGTCGGGCGAGGCCTGCTGGCCCTGCCGCTGCGTGTCGCCGGTGATGGTGTCGGGCGACACCGTGGTGCGGTACGTGCCGGCGACGCCGCCGATCGCCTCGAGGAAAGCTGACTTGCCGTTGCCGCCGGTGCCGAAGTGATAAAACACCTTCTGGGCACCGTTGCCGCCGATCAGCATGGCGTAGGCGGTCGAGACCTGCAGGAAGAGCTGCATCGCCTTTTCCGGCTGCATGCGATCGAGGAATTTCTGCAGGCCCGGGCATGTCGCTTCAGGATCATAGGCGACGTCCGCGAGCTTGGTGATCATGTCGTCGCGGTTGTGCGGCCGTAGCTCGACCTGGCCGACATAGCGCGGCTTGACGTCGTCGCCATCTAGGTCCTGTTCCGGATCGGCCTGGCGCGAAAATACTAGCGTGCCGGTCTGTGTGTTGAAACGAAAATGATCGGCATCAAGCAGCTTGGCAGGGCTCGATTTGAGGCTCATCGCCTGCTGCAGCATGGCCGAGGTGCGGCCTGCATTGCCCGATGTCACCGCAAAGGCGCGCCGCTTGCTGCGCCGGGCCGTCACCGCCTTCTTGAGTTCTGCTGCCCGGTCGATGGTTTCGCTCTGACCAGGCGTGCGCTCTTCCGGCTTGATCTTGCGGAACTTCTCCGCGAGGTCGAGCAGCTTCTGCTGCTGCGGTGTCGCCTCGATATAGGGCACCTCGAGCTTGATCTTGTCGACCAGGTCCTGCGCCATCAGCCGCACCTGCAGCTCGCCCTCGTCGCGCTCCCAATGCGTGCCGCGCCACGTCAGCCAGCCGAGTCCGGTGACATATTGCAGGTTCGGGCCGAACCAGGCGACGAGGCGCCGGGCGTTGTCACGGTCATTCTGGTCCAGCTCGGCGCAGAAGCGCAGGATTTCGCCCATCACCTCGTCGACAGTGGGCGGCTTGGCATCTTCGTCGCCGAAGTAGTTCGAGAAGTCCGCGCCGTCGTCATCGCCCGGCTCTTCGCCGGCTTCGTTATGCGCTGACGTTTCGCTCTGCATGCCGGGCACGGCCGAGGGATCAAACGCGTCGTCTGCCGGTGGCTCGGCCTTGGCCTTGCGCGGCCTCGAGCGTTTCGGCTTGTCCTTGCCGCCCTCGATCACGGTCAGCTTGCGCTTGCCGCTGATCGTCGCCTTCACCGCCTCCGGCCCGCTTTTCGGGTCGTCGGGCGGTTCCCCCTGGTCTGTCAAAATCCGCCCCTATGCCTGCGCCGCCACCAGGCTGTTCAAATCGCGCCCGCCGGCGAGCGGCGGGGTTGCAAAGCATTCGAGTGCGGGCCTCGCCTCGCGGATGCGCGCAAAACCCTTGGCCAGCTTGGGCAGGGATTCGGCCTCGTCGGTCAGATAGACCAGCTCCTGGCAGCAGTCGGGCGGCACGAAGAAATCGGCCATGTTGCCGAGCGCGACGCCGGCCCAATAGGCGGTGTCCGGCTCGAAGGCATGCGCGTAGGCAGTAAGCGTCGTCTCGATCCCCTCGCCCATCACGATGCGGTGCGGCGCTTCGGGCGTGAATAGCCGGATGGCCCCGCCCTTCCAGCTGCCGCGCACCTTCTTGGCCGATCGCGGCCGGCCCTTGTCGTCGGGGAGCAGCACCAGCTTGCCCTTGGGCTGCTCGAGGTCGATCCAGGTCTGGTGCGCGCCGATGAACTTTCCATCCGGCTGTTGCACGCCGCAGATCATGGCCGGG